ACAGGAAAGACCACTTCCGCAGGCTTACGCTCCGTGCGGCTACGAGGCAAGAGGTCACGCCTATGGCACGGACAGTTGGGAATCGAACCCACCGCACGCGGTTTTGGAGACCGCGTCGCCACCTTGGAACATTTGCCCGCATATTTGGTCGCCTTCCCGCTTAGATTGTCACACGCTACCGGCAACTACGCTCCGAAAAGTCGCAGCCCCTATTCCGTCTGGTCAAACCGGTCTTGACGCATCAAGACAAGCGCAGTTTTCAGCGAGCATTGTCATTTCCATGTGAGCCACGACGAACGGTCTCACATTGTCCTGGCGCTACCAGGCCTTTGGTGCAGACGGCGGGCTTCGAACCCGCATATTGCGACAACCACTCGGCTATCCTGCTCTACCGACTGAGCTACGCCTGCATATAACAACAGCCCATAGGTTTCCCTACAGGCTGTTTGTGCCGGTATGACCTTTCGGTGCCAGAAGGTGCGCCCAATACCGGCGGCGCATAGAAGGGAGGAAAAGTGATGATTGGGAAAACGCGTGGATGCCACTGTCCTATCATCCACTGTACCTATTGTAGCACATCATTAAGTGGAATCTGTATCACCTTTCACGAGTAACCCTGCATATTTCGCTATATCATGCAGAAATCTTTCCTTCCTCCGGCTGAATGTTGCCTCGCTAATCCCGGGAATCACGATCCGATTACGGGCATACTTGTGCTTACCTTGGCAGTTGTGCATGATGCCATATATCAGCTGCCGCCGGATTGCATCGCTATCGAGATCTCTGCCGCAGCGGTCCATAGCGTATTCCACCGCCAGCATCTTCTGCGTCTCCGGCCATCGCTCTATGGCGGCCAGCTGCTCCGCCTTGCTCTCGGCGGGCCTGCCGGTGCCTTGTCCTCTTGGCATGCCCTCCGTAGCGCTATGCGTCCCTCCCAGGATCTCCGCCCGGGCCTCGCGATACGCCCGCACCCGGCGCGGATATCCACGCACATAAGCAATGCACTCCAACCGCACATCATAAGGCAGTGTCGCCTTTTTGCTCATTTGCCCTCCTTTACTCCGCACTGTTCACCAGCTTATATTCCCCATGCAGAGCCTTTTCAATGTCGGCCATCTTGATATATCCGTTGTTTTTGGCCTCCACCAGTTCCACAAGGCACTGCTGTAAGTATTCCAGGCTACGGGTGTCGTGCTCGTCCGCCGTCTCCTCCCGCACATGGAATCCGCACTTGTCCAGCAGCACACAGGAAACATTGTCCATGCATTGTTTGGTGCCATCCAAGCGACCCAGCTCGTATGCCTTAGCCGGATTATTCGGCACCGGCTTCCCATTAACTCTCTTGAGCATCGCAGTCACCTCTATCCTCGAACCGGCACACGCCTGGATAATTGGCCACCGGGCAATAGTCCGCGCACGCTGGACAATCCGCATTGACGCATATTTCGTCCTGCATCCATTTGCAGTCATCAAGCATCGGTTTCACCGTCCTTCCGTTCGCCGTAGGAGCAGAAGTCGTCCGGCTTTCGCTTCTGGAGCCAGCAAATAGTGCAGCTACCACCAAACTCATGCTTGCAGTCCTTACACCGCACCACCGTGGCCACATCGGCGGCGGGCACTTTTTGCAATTTATCGAACAACCGGCTTACCCGCATCACGGGTGCCATGCACGCCTCGCTTACCCACTCATTCGCAGCTTTCACCGCCGCTTCTCGCTCAATGTATTCAGCCATTGTCGTTCTCCTCCCCATTGAACCACTTCCGCAATTCGTGCGCGCACGAAACACACAGCTCGTAGTCCTTGGTGTTTACGCAGGTCTTAATCCGCCGCATACCGGCATAGGTGACGGAACTGGGCGGGTTGATCTCCGCTCCGCAGCGGTCACACACTCTCTTTGTTTCCATCATTGTCATCCCTCCTGTTCCACGCTTTCGGCAGTTGGGATAATTCTCCACTCCTCCGGCCTTTTCTGCGTGGTCCTAATTTGTTCTAATGGCCCGCGTTCCTCACACACAGCGTACTGCTTCCACCGGTAGCTTTGGAACGTGCGGTTTTTAGTCAGCTCCTCGCGGGGGATGTAGAGCGATTTGTACTCAAGGACATACATCGCCGCTTCGCCCCCTCAGCGTTTTCCGCTCAATGTATTCAACCATTGTCAGCCCCTCCTGCACATAGCACCAGCTTTGCGGTGCTTTAGTAATCGCCGCTGGAATCATGCAATTTTCATCATAGATACAGGCTGTGCTTTCGTACCCGCTTTTGCTGCATGATTTGCATTTTTTCCAAGTGTGAAATTCTATCAGTTCCTTCGGCGTATCGTAGATTTTTAGGTTGGATATGTGCCAGCCGTAGCCCTGGTAATGTCCAAGATAGCCGTGCAACTCATCGTCTGTCATAGCCACACGCAGGTCACACTTTTCTTCGGCAGCTTGCTTGTAAACGGATAGTCCCCCGGCCTTAAAAAGAAAATCCGTACTATCCTTGTCAATCTTGTAAATCCGGTCACAGGTAAACTCCCCGATGACTTTGCCGTGCTTTCCCCACGCACCGAGCGCAACACCGCTCTGCGTGCAGTAGATGTAGCATTTGAACGGCGTGTCCAGCTTCGGTCTGGTTTTTCGCACCTCAATAGTCTTTTCGCCGCTGGCGATCTTTTCGCACCACTTCGGGCGGATGCTCAACATAACAGCCTTACTCATCCTTCATCGCCTCCAATGCCACTTCCGCCTCCTCGCGGGTCAGGAATACGGTCTTACCGATTTCTCCGGCGTTTATACCTGCCAGCGATTGCCAAACAAACCCTTCTACAATGTCCCACTCGATAAACAAACCAAACAATTCCACGCGGATGGCTCTAACTTCATACACACTGATCGTTTTTCGACCCGTTACTTCGTAAAGCCTATCGCCCACCTTGCACGGCAGCACCACCACGCGCCCGTCCTTGTCGGCCTTTGCCAGCTCCCGCAGGCGGTCGATCGGAAAACCGTCAAATTCCGTGATCTCCGAAATTGCCTTGCCCATCATGGACAGTTTGAGTGCCTCTACGCTTTCCGGTTCCAGCCCCGTGTCCTCGTAGGCGGCAAGACGATTCTTGAGGCGATTGCGGCAGTACAGCGGGGTGCAGTCAACCATCGACTTACCATGCTTACCCGTCCAATCCGCTTTGCACTTCTCGCAGTCCACCATTGCCTGTCCATCGGTGACGGGTTTTGTCAGTCGTTCCATCACTCCACCTCCTGCATCCAGAACTCACGGCGGCATTCGGCACAGGACCCATAAGGACTTGCGCATCCCCCGTACGCATTCCTGTATTCGGAAGAAAAAAGCACGGGACACGCACTCAAAGTTCCCCCGTCTAAAACCAGCGCCTCCGGGTACTGCTCCAGAAAAACGCTCTTCCGTGTCTTGCGCGGGTGTGCAACAGACCATTCCTCGACGGCCTTTATTATCTCGGGATATATCTCCTCGTTGTAAATGGATGGCCAAAATGAACAACCACCGTTTACCGAACAAAGAGGGCATTCAGGGCAGTCGTCATAGCTTTTACACATCCTGTCATATTCGTTCAAGAATTTGTTAGCGTCCATCTTGAACCTCCTTCGTCCAATACTCTTTGCGACATGCACCACAATCCGTTAAACAGATGCACTTGTACTTCTCAGGTGTATCACCACCCACAAAGGAGGGACAAATACGAAGAACACCGTCTTTATCCAGTACAGCATTAGGATACTGCTCCAGAAACACGTCCTGCCTGGTCTTACGAGGATTTTCTTTACTCCACCGCTCTACTATAGAAACGATGGTAGGATTTTGCTGAATTTTACGCAGTTCACTGCATGAGAATTCAAAAGCAGGACACATCCCACAAGTTTCAAAAGAGTCACACATCCTGTTGCGTTCCTCAATAAACTTCATAGCATCCATATTGTCAACCTCCTATCTCATATGTCGTTTCCCAGCCTTTGCAAACTTCGCGCTCTGCCGCACATAGCGCTCCCGTGCGGCGGTGTTGGCTTGATCCACCCAGGGCTTTTCCTCCAGCCGCTGGGCCTCATACGCCCGGAACGCTTCGCAGCTCTTCCGGCATGCCCCGCATGGGAGCCTTTCCGGGCACTCTTTTACGCATGGGCTTTTCATTCCTACCACATCCTTTCTTGCGCCGCATGCTCGGCAAATCGCTGCTCCTGGAGTTCAAAGTATTCCGGATCAATTTCGCAGCCCACAAATTCAAATCCGAGATTATATGCAGCGATTCTGCTACTTCCGCTCCCCAAATGCGTGTCCAATATTCTCCACCCCTTTTTGGCATATTTTTGCATCAACCACTCATATAGCGCCACTGGTTTCTGCGTGGGATGGATCCTTTTTTCGTTGAGAGATTTGTTGCCCTGCTGGACAGTACCTTCCGCAATGCTTTTTCCTTGGAACATACCGTTCCACATATACCTAAAAATCCGTGTGCTATTGTGGCAATTTGTAGCTGCAATCTCGCAATCTGAAAAAGAACTGCTTTCGTTACATTTATCCCAAACGATGCGTCCCGGAGGAAAAACAACATCAAAGTAATTGCATCCCCATACGATATATTTTTTCGCCACGCGCACCAATTCGGAAAAGTAGTCGATGCCTGGCACGTCCCACTTCGGTGATATGGGATAGTCTCTTCTCACCCCTATGGGGCTGATCCTCCTTCCGTAATACCCCCTGCGTTCCGGCCCCGAAAAGTACGGTGGGTCAACAATGGCAAGATCAAATGCTTTATCCGGTAGCGCCTGCATATACTCCATGCAGTCTACATTCAGCGCGATTTGATTCATTCGGCCCACCTCACGATCTTTTCCCGCACGCCCCACCGCAAGGCATCCTCGTGGCTGTCAAAATACAAATCCAGCCGATTCCCGGCAATGGCTCCGCCGATGTCCTGCACGGTGTATGTATGGCCGTCCAGTTCGATTTCCGTACCCATCGGCAGCACATCTGGGTCTGCGGCGATCGTCACGCCCTGGGTGGCTTTTGCGCCGGTGGCTGTGTAGCCATTTGCGTACGCCCCACAGCATTTTTCACAGGGGCAGTACGCAGTGACGGTAAATACGCACGTACGCGTCTCCTGGGTCTCCTGCGGCTCATCGCGGGGCAGAACCACCCTCGGCGGCACAACTACAGTCTCCGGCGTTTGCCCGCTGTCCTCTGTGGCAGACGCAATGCCCAAGGCCCCCAAGATTGCTACAAGAAGCGCCGCGATTAACACGCTTCTTTTCACCATTCCACCGTCACCTTCCCTTCATCCGGCAGCAATACCCGTAGGTTTGCAAGCAGGGATTCCCGGTCACCGCTCATCTCCAGCCGGGCATGTAGCAGCTTTGCGCCCATCTGCGGCTTGTCTGCTTTCGGCGGTGCATCTTTGGCAGTGTGCTCCTCGCTCTGCGCATCCACCGTATGTATGTCCACCGCATCCGCATTAGCCCACTCCATGATTTTACGCTGCCACATCTCCGCGTTTCTTCCACCGCGCCGGAAAGGTGCGCCTACCCTTTCGGCGTAGGCTCTAATGGTTTTATCGGATGCGCTCATTTCCTCCGCAAGCCATTTAGCCGTTCCGCCGAAAGATTGCATGTTGCGGAAAAACTCGCGTTTCAGATCCTCCGGCATAGCCTTAAATTCAGACCACGGCATAGGCCGCGTGATATTATAGCTTTTCACTTCTCCGTTTTTCTCCTTCCTCTGCTTTTCGGTGAGGGTGTCACTGGGGAGAGAACACCCACCACGTTTTCTGTTGATGTGAGCAAATGCGCCCCTCGCTATGCGTTTTTTCTGCATGCAGTCGTAATTAAAATCATTCACTCGCACGGCCTCCTCTCGTCCGCCTCAAATTCCGGGCAGCGAATCACATGGTAAGAATTGGAGTTTCGCCCGCTTATAGGGTTTGTTTTAATCGCAGTCCAACCATCCACAGGCTCAAATTTTTTTGCCCAGGTGCACCCTCCGAATGCGTTCTTGCATTCCCAGCAAAGGGTCTGTTCGTAGCGTGTTTTTCTCCGCTTTGCTCGCCGCCACCTTTCTCGGGTGCAATCTGCGCACGCCTTCCGCAGCTTGCTTTTTATGTAAAACTGCGTCTCCGGCTTTTTGAGGCCGCATACGGGACAAAGAAGGATTTCAGCGTTTTCCATCTTCCGCGTCCTCCTTCTCCAGGATAAATACCTCCGTCCGTGGGTTATCCTTGTCGTACAGCACCCGGCTCCCGTCGTGGCTAACGATAATGCCGCTGTGGTCGTCCAGAAGTACACCGGCCCTTACCAACACATCGTCGATGGATTCCAACAGATTGGTTAAATCCACTCGCCGCCGGGTAGGCATATAAAACAGGCATTTGACCTCCACAGGCTCCTCAATGGGACGCTGCACTCTGACCCTTTTGCAGTGCCATACAGCTTCCGCCTCGTAGTCCATATATTTCTGGGACGGCATTATGAACGGCCTCCCCGTTTTGCTGCTATGCATAATCCGCATAGAGTTTTTCTTTGTGATTGGTGCCAGCGGCACCGTGATTTCAATCATCGTCTCCCTCCTCGATGGACACCGCCACATAGCCGGGCCGTCCTTTGTACCGTCTGCCGCTGTTGTATACTGCCTTGTAGATAGAGCGCCAGTTAATATGGCACATATTGGCAAGCTCAATGATGGAATCAGACACCGCCTCCGGTAGCTCGTACTTGTCCCGGCTTACGCGCATGTAGATTGTCATATTACACCGCCAATCCGTCCAGAAGCTCCTCCACGGTCATCTGACCCGGCACCTGCATAGCCTTTGCAAGCCTGCTGTATGTGGCCAGCTCGTCCAGTGCCCGCTTGCGGTACATGGCAAGGAGCATCTTCTTCTCCTCGTCCGTCTCGGCCAGTTTATACCCGCCATCCGGCAGAGCCACAATGGGCACCCCCTGCCGCCGCTGGGCTCGGATCATGTGCCTGTTTGCTCTGTCCGGCATCCCGGTCAATGCTTCAAGGTTTTTCCGGGTGTATGTAATGCCGGGAATCATGCGTAATGTGGTCATGTCAATCCTCCCCAAATCTCAGTTTCGTCACGGCGATAGGAAATTCATCGATCTCGCTTGCCCAGCGTGCCGTTCCCTTGCCGTTGTGCCGCTCGAACACCAGCGGAAAGCCGCCGATACCGTCAAACAGGCTACCTATCGTAACAGGGCGAAGATATTGCGCACTGATACGCTTTGCCAGGAAATCCCAGAATGGCAGGGCGATGGAGTTACCAAGTGCCTTATAGCGCGGGCTGTCGCTTGGCTTGCGCAGCTTGCCCTTGCTGTCGCGCCACTCGCCAATGTCGGTCCATCCGTCCGGGAAACCTTGCAGCCGTTCGCACTCCATCGGAGTCAGGCGGCGCACCACCATGTTCTGCACGGGGTATGTCTCCGCGTCCTCCCGATAAGCGCAGTTCGCCTTTGCTCGCAGCGCGTGTGCCACATCCGGTGTGGCCCCGCATACCAACATATCGTTGTATGCGTCCTGCCCGTTGTAGCTTCCGGCATGAGCACCGGGAGAAAACGTCCCGGTCGTTTGCTGATATGTCAGCGGCACTTGATTGCCGCCCGTTCCCATACGGGCTTGCAGACTGGGACTGACCTCGCCGCAGTCGCGGATGACATCGCAGGCGTGCGACATATCCAGTGCCACCACCGCAGGCTTGTTGCCACCGCACTCTGCATTCAGCGTTGGCGATTGCTCTTCGGCGTAGCCGATGCTTCGCGCTTGCTCGCTGTTGCCGATCTTAAACCCGGCGCATACAACCGGCTGGTTGTTCCCGCTCATGCCTGCTGCTGCGGTCAGTGTGGGTGATCGGTCGTCTGTCCGAAGTTCTGCGCCGCCCTGCTGTGTAGCCATGCAGAATATCGCAGGATTATTTACCCCTCCGCCAATGCCGCCTTGCAATGTAGGAGCTTCGCCGCTTGTGCCGAAAATCCGCTTACTTTGGCAATCCCACGGAGTTATGCAGCTCTGGAAAATCGTCTGGTCGTTGCCGGTGCCGAGCGTGCCGCTCTTGTCCTCCTGCACTAAAGCACCTTTTCCTCCTCCGTCACAGCCCCCCCTGATTCGGACTGCATAAGAAGCACCGTCTTGAGCAGCTCCGGCAAGTCTTTCCCGCGCCGTTCCGCTCTCCGCAGGATGCCTTGACACGCTTTTGCGCTCAAAGAGTATTTCTCCTGCGGTGTCTCCTCCAAAATCTGCGACAATCGAGATACGACGGCGGCGTTGGGGGACTCCCCAGTGTTGCGCGTCATGCACTCGCCAAGCCACGCTCCATCGTCCTCCCACTTCATCGTGGTAGCCCCACCAAGTTGGCCATCCTTTTTCAGGCACTTCAATATCGGGGGCTTCCGGCTCTGCGATGCGGATGATCTCTTCGAGGACTGCCGCGAAGTCTTTTCCTTTGTTGCTGCTGAAAGCTCCGGGCACATTTTCCCAGACCATAAACCGAGGTCTGACCATGTCACCTGTCCTTCCGTTTGCTCTGTCATGCTCTCTCATCTCCTTTACGATGCGGATTTGCGCCATGAACAATCCGCTCCTTGCGCCGGCCAATCCTGCGCGTTTTCCCGCAATGCTCAAATCCTGGCACGGCGAGCCGCCCGTTATAACATCCACGATTTCAATTTCTGCTCCGTTGATTTTCGTAATATCGCCGAGGTGCTTCATCTCCGTTCCCCCCTCCTACCAGTCCATGTATTCTTCCACGCTGCGCTTCATCTGCTCGGAATTCGTGGCGGTCGGCATTGATTTTGTCGATTTCTGTGCAGAGTATTCCCACTCGTCCCACTTTTCGGCATTCCGACAGGCTGCTTTCCAGTCTTTCATTTTGTTTTTCCCGACCATCCAGCCTTTTGACGCATAGAAATCGATAAATCTCTGCGGGTCTACCGGAGAATGGCGCTCAGCCACATAGGCACGAACTTCCTCCAGCGTTGGGGGAACGAAGCGCTTCGCGCGTTTATCCACCTTGCTATCGTCAGATAGCGGGGTATTGGTTTCGGTATCGGTTTTGGTTTCGGTATTGCCATTTTTGTCATTAGCAAATGTGGCTTTGCTATTTTTGCCATTAGCAAAAATGCGTTTGCTATTTTGCCATCTCGCAACGGCCCCGGCCTTGCCCGCTTCACTCCGGGTGGCAGAGATACCATCATAGCTTGCCTTAAAGCGATCTTCCTGTGCCATCACGCGCTTGGCATAAAATCTCTCATTGCCACAGAGCGCTATCCGCTCTCCCGTCATGCTGTATGCCAGCAATGCCCGCGTTAGCCGACCGAACTCTGCATCGTTGAGTGCTTCCATCTCCTCTAAATAATCATAGGGGAGTGCAGCATAGTTTCTTGCCATTGTGACACCGCCTTAAAACGGAAGGTCGCCGTCGTCGTCCTCGGAAATCTCCGTGAAGCTCTGCGTGGGTTTCTGCGTAGCGTCCTTGCTGCCGCAGAAATGCACCTTGTCGGCAGTCAGTTCCACCACAGTGCGCTTGTTGCCAGTCTTGTCCTCGTATTCCCGGCTGGAGAGCTTGCCCTCCACGATGATCTCCTTGCCTTTGGTAAAGTGGGTGCAGATCAGCTCTGCCGTTCCCTGCCATGCCACACAGGGGAGGAACAGTTTCGTTTCTCTGTCCTTTACCTTTTCGCTCCACGCCACGCGGAAGCTGCACACCGTTGTCCCGTTCTGTGTGGCTCTGCGTTCGGGGTCAGAGCAAAGCCGCCCCTGCAAAATCATTCTGTTTACCATCTTTTTCCTCCTTACAAATAGCTTTTTCCGAATTCTCGCCGGAAGTCATCTTCCGTCCACCCCTGCTCCCGCATGGCCTTTAACTGACCATATCGGCGCAGCAGACGCATTTGGTTTCCGTTGCGGTGTACGGATAGGCTCCCATTTCTATGGCACCGATCGCCGCAGAGATACACCACAAGTCCGTATTTCTCGCTTTTGTTTCGGTATGCCCCACCGAAGATGTGGTGCCGCTCCAGCGGGTCACTTGCGCCATTTCTGCCACAGAGAAAACACCGTCTATTGTCAGTCACCTTTATCACCTCCCAGCGGCTGGGCTTCGCCCCAGCGAGATTTCAGCGCATCCAGCTCCTGCGGTGTCATAGTCTCGATTTTAGCCTCCCTACAATCGGAAACAATCTGGTCAATCAGTCGTGACATCTGCTCCACATCGTAGGTGCTGGAGCCGTACCAGACAGTCACATTCACGCAGCCGGGAATTTTGCTGGGCCCTTGCTCGGCCATCCAGCCCGTTCCCTTGGATTCCCATTTTCGGCAGAACTCATCCGCCGCCTTTGACACAATGCACAGAACATCGCTTACGCCACCGATGATCTTGATTGCCTCCCGATACACATCATTCCTCGGAATCCCATAGTGCGCCGCCAGTTTGTCCAGCAAAACCCACGCATACGCATTTGCATCAAGGCTCCTGCCCTTGCGCTTGATCTGCGCCACATACTGCTTGTCCGGCTGCAGCTCGTCGCACACGGCCATTGCCGCCCGGGGGGACTGCACCCGAAGGCACAGCCACGCCCCATCGCTGTCCTGCTGCCACCTGGCGGCGGTCACATCAGCCTGCAGCATTGTCCTGCTCCTTCTTTGCTGCCTTCATGCAGTCAGCGCACATCTGCGCTCCGTAGCGGCCCTTGGAATACTTAACCATATCCTTTACCGTCCACATTTCGCCGTTGCGCTTCCTTACAGACACAATGTCTGATCCACACCGCTCGCACACAGGCGCGGCGTTCCGCTCTTTCTCGTCCAGTTCGGCGGAGGAAATCTTGTCCGGATCCTCACCGGTGGGCAGTGCAAAGGTCCGCAACCACATATACTTGAAAGCGTATGTCATGGCCTTGCCGCTGCCCTTGTCCTGCGTGTCTGCGCCGTCCCCACAAGACGCAATCTCTATGTACTCCTCCGGGGCCTCCACATTGACCATCCGGTACACCACATCCACATGGGTGATGTTGCCGGTGCGGTTGGCCGTCTGTGCGATGGGATATACAACCAGTTTGTGTTTCAGCAGCTCCGCCCGCATGATGGATGTGACTTTCTCCTCACTCAGGGCTTTGTACTTGGTGCTGCCAAACTCTACATGATCGTCCTTTGCAAGATACTGGACATCCTGCATAATCGCAGCGATTTTCTCGTAGATATTCAAAATTCTTCCTCCTCTTCAATGATTTCCAGCGGGCAGTGCGCACCAATGATTCTTGTGTCCATCAGATACTCGCCCGTTCTCCTGCACTGGTTGCGGGAATATGTTTCCAGCAGAGGGCAGAGGTTACACGCCATATGCCCCTCCGGAAAGTAAATATCCACGGATGTCTTGATGTACCGCGATACGCCGCCCTCGCTCATTCCCACGCCTCCTCGATATACTCCTCATTGTTGCTGACGCACTCGCCACAGAGCCAAAAGCCCTTGTAATGCAATGCACAATCCTCTTGGATAGGCTCCCCGCAGCAGTCGCACACGGGGCGCCGGTCGGTCTGCCTGTCCTGCTCTGCGGCGTAGCACTCCGCGTCCCATACCGGATCAGATGTCCACATCGGATGCATCCTCCTTTTCCGGCTCCAGCTTCCACACATCCCGGGTGACCTTGGAAACCTGGGGAATATCCCCCGCATACAGGGCGTTCAGGAAATCGTCCTCACTGGTCCCGCACAGAACGAAGTGTGGCTCTGTGATGACCTTGTACCCGGAATATACGGTTGCCTTATTGCTGCCGCTAACCAGGTCGCCCACCTCGGCCACATCGCACTCCGACCGCATAGCTACCCGGATGCCGCACCTTTCAGCTACGATGGCGTAGTAATGTCTTTGCATCTTCATTCCTCCCTCCTAAATTCTCACTTGCCTGGTCTATCCAGCTTGTCCACCAGCCGCACAAACCAATAGCTGACCGTTGCGACCCCGATGATGACCAGCGTCAATGTATATCCGTCCATCAATTCACCTCCGAAGCGCAAAGCGCATCGCACATACCCTTGCAGGGGCAGGCCGGACAATCGCAGTCCAGCGGGTTCTTATCTTCGCAAAGCGCATCGTGCCGTGCCAGAAAAGCATCCTCCAGCGCCCTGTATTCTTGGTTGGTCATGTTTACTCCTCTCTCTCCTCAATCCACGCATCCAGCTTCTTTTTGAAAATCTGAAACACCCGGCTGCGGTCGGTGCGGATGCACACGCCGAAGGGGTACACGCCCTGCTCCAGGCCGTCGGCCAGGGTGTCAGAACAAAGGCTCAAGCCTTTATCTCTAAGATACTTCGATGCCTGGTGCAGCGTCATGGTTTCGATCATTTGTCAGCCTCCTTCTTCAACAGCTCGTCCACCGTGCAGCCGTACAGCTCGGCGATCTCCGGCAAGCGGCTGGCTCTCGGTGCCTGCGTGCCGGTCTCCCACATGTAAACCGCCGCATCCGTCACCTTTAGTTTCTCGATTACCTGCTTGACACTCAGACCAGCGGCCAATCGAGCGCTGCGAAAACTCATTCTTTCACCTCCAGTTTGCATTTACTTAGTTTTCGTTGACTGTGGCGGGGGAATTTGTTATACTGCCCTTAGCCCTTGCGGCAAATTTAAGGAGGTGGACTTTTTGACCAACCTTTTGACTTTGCCCGTTCCAGACCGAAGTACCGGCGCAATGCGATAGGGTCAGGCTGCCCCAGAACTGCCAAAGTGAGCGGTGCGTCACAGAAACGGAAGTCCGTTTTTCGTCAGACTGGCATTTCCGAGCCGCAAGAATGACGGCTTGGCCATCGGCTAAGGATTGCCGGTGAACAGTCTGTGCAGCGCACTCTGGTAACAAATCTTGGAGGAAAACGCCCGCAAACGGACTGCGGGTGTTTTTCTTTTCGCCTTTTCCTCCTCTCCGCAATCAACAAAAACTAAGTTTTTCTTGACAACTTAGCAAACTGTGGTATTATGGAAGTGCCAACAACCCTTAATATTTTCCGCAGTCCGCTAAGTGCAGGGGGCTCGGTTTTGTATTGCCCTTTGCAAAAACTAGTATAACTTAATATTACTAGCTTGTCAACGAAAACTTTGCATTTTTACTAGTTAAAAATTAGCTAAATTAGGTGGTGTATCTTTGGACAAATCGCCAATTGTAATAAGAATAAATTCTTTGCTTGCTAAAAAGGGAATTACAAAAGCAGAGTTTTACGAAAAATGCGCATTAACTTCTGCGTCCTACTCGCAATGGAACACAGGTAAAACAAAGCCAAGATTACAGACGATAGAGCGAATTGCTGAATTTCTAGACGTTCCCTCTGAATATCTCCTTTACGGCGATGCCCCCGCAGCTTCGCAGGGCGCAAAAAAAGCCCCCGATCCGGAGATCGAGGGCGGGAGGGAAGCTGTATCAAATTTTATCAGCGCCACTAATGATCGCGCCGCATTGCTTGCAATTATAAACGAAGCCACAAAAAAACTACAAGAAATGGAATAATTACAGGAGGCAACCTATGAAACTAAATCCCGATTGTATTCGAGATATTATGTTATTTTGCGAAAAATACACATATATCAAAACCGATGAGATCGGGAATTTATTAGGGGCATCTTACCATGTCCTGTACGCAAGCGAAATGCGTAAACTCCCACCGCTAAATTCATACGATGCAGGAGAGCTAATTTATCATATTATCCAGCTTGTCGAAAGCGGTTATTTGGCATCTGATTTCCGCTTTGACCCGCTTGAAAATTTTAGGCATGGTAACACGCCAAAAATATACTATGTAACTCCCAAAGGACACGAGTTTATCGCATCGATCGAAGAAAAAAAGAACTGGGCAAAGACGAAAAAAGTATTAGGCGCCATTGGATCGGTATCCCTGTCCGTAATTGAAACCATTTCAAAAGGTGTGGCCACAGCTGTTATTGAAAAAGCAATGGCCCAAGTTCCGGAGGGGTAATTTTGTAGCCCCCGTCTTCTTCTTCGACTTCAAATTTTTGTGGGGAAAAAGCAGCTCTACCCATGCTGATTTGGTTGCTTGCCTTAATTGCCTGGTACAAGCAAGCCGGAACATATTCCGCGTCGCTTTCGGTAAGGCCAGCTTTTGCAATCATCTCCATACAAAGATTTATTGCATTTACAATTTTAGCGTTTGAAAACCACATATTCGGTGCCTGTTTCATGTCAAATTTTCGCCTCCTCATTTCAGTTGTAGAATCCGTTTTCTTTTAACATAAGAAGAATTTCGGCACAAGCGTCATCCGGAAGTAAGCTAATTTTCTCAAGAGCTATATCCCTCAAATTTTCGATGTCGCATTGCGTATGCCGGCTGGCTCCATTAATTATACAATAAATCGGAGCATTTGCAAAGTCCCCCATTTTCTTTCCCCTTCTTAATTTGATTCTTTGAAGATTAAGAGTATAATACTATTTATACATCTCTACCTATTGCGAAAAAGTCCCGATTGCTGCATAGATGTGTGCAACAAATTGAAAAAATATTTTTTTGGGAGTGTTTGCCTATGGGGATGCTGTATATTTTATCCCCACCGCCCCCGCACCGGACGGTGGGGATTTTTTGCCGCCTATCGCCGTCCCCGGCTCTTGGCCGCATAACCACGGTATCAGTTTGCTGTTTGGCAAGTCAATACAAAAACCGGATAATATCCGATTAGTCGATAAAAACAAGCGGAGATGTTTGCCCAAAATAGGGCAGGAGGGGAAGAAATGGAAAAAACTTTGCAGGATATTTGCAGAGAGGCAAAAGAGGACCAGCATCTTACCACGCAAGACTTAGCCGATTTAACAGATCTGTCATCGTCCACGATCAGCAATTACTTTTCTGCTTCGTCAAAGGATCCAAGCCTATACAAAATGGGGCTTATATGCGCCGCCCTCGGTGTGTCTATAGATGAGTATTTCGGTATCGTAAAGAGACCATCTACGGAGGAGCAGCTGGCAGAGGCACACAGAGCAATGGCCGATGCAGATGCAAAGCATAGCGCAGCCCTACGCATTGCGCACTTAGAGGGCGGCATGGAGCAACTGACCGGATCAGTGGCAAAGCATGAAAAAAAGGAGCGAGTATTGCAAATTTGGGTGTATATCCTGGCACTTTCGCTGTCGATTTCCGTATCAATAATATTTGGATATTTGGCGTTTGACTCAAGCGTCCCGCAAACAGGGCTTATCCGCAACGGGAAGATTACATCACTCGGCTGGATGCTATTTGCGCTGCTTGCGGTAGGCGTCGGTGTAATCATTGCTGCGCTGATAAATGCACTTCGATATTACAGGCGCCATCAAACCGATAAAAATATAGGGCAGGAGGATAAAAATGGGAAAAGCAATGAGGAGGGCCAACGGAACCGGGACGGTTTATAAGCTCGCCGGCCGCCGCCGCAGGCCCTGGGTGGCCGCAAAGCAAAAAATCATTATAGGATATTACCCCACAAAAAAAGATGCTATAGCGGCGCTGGAACGTCTTGCAGGCAAGGATTTAACGGAGCGGTACAACATGACCTTTGCCCAAGTGTTCGACGCTTGGAAAGTGGAGCATTACAAAAAAATAGGGCCAATCGGTATAGAGGGCTATGAAGGCGCATTTAAAATTTTTGCGCCTCTGCATGAGCGGAAGTTCCGGGAATTAAAAACCGCAGATTTCCAAGGCGTGCTGGATGCCCATATGCATAAATCCCATAGCACTGTGTCCAAGTATAAGCAGCTCATAACGCAGATGTCCACATGGGCCATGCGCGAGGAGATCATTACAACAAATTTTGCAAAATTCGTCCAGCTCCCCGAAAACACAAAAAAAGAAAAAGAAACATTTACCGATGCTGAAATAAGCAAACTGGAAGCGGACGGCAGCGACACCGCAAAAATTATCCTCATGCTGATTTACACAGGCATGCGCATAGGGGAGTTGTTTTCCCTCCCGACTAAAGACTATCACAAAGATTATGTGATCGGAGGCAAAAAGACGGAAGCCGGGCGGAACAGGATCATTCCCATCCGCCCCGAAGGGCTCCCATACTTTGCCTATTTTGCAAATAAGGCCACCGGCCCGCTGCTTATATCCGGCTATGCTGGTGAAAAAATCCCAGCAAACTTCCGCCGTCGGGATTATTACCCGCTTTTGGAAAAATTAAAAATCCAGCGCAAAACGCCGCACTCCACCCGGCACACCTATGCGAGCTGGGCGAGAAAAGCGGGGATTGCTCCGGAGCCGCTACAGAGGATCCTCGGCCACGCCAACTACTCCACTACCGCAAATATATATGTCCATACGTCAGCGGAGGAATTGGTGCAGGCCGTTAAAAAGGCGAAAATTTGTTAGTAGTTTGTTAGTTACCGACGGGAGCCAAGGCAGGCCTGTGCAAAATTACTCGGCGAAAAGTTGCAAAATCGCAACAAATGCAGTTATTTTTATTAATTTTTGTGCTTATATATTCAGAAAGGGTATATTTGACGTGCATGGGGTCACAGGTTCGAGTCCTGTACCGCGCACCAAAAAAGTCCAGGAATCTCAACGGTTCCCGGACTTTTTATTTTTGCCAAGATTAACTTTGTTAGTAATGTGTTAGTAGTAGCGATTTAGGTTAGTTTTTTTAGGACGCTGTTATAAGCTTTCTCGTTGACGATTTTTAGGGTGTCCATAAGCTCGTCCATGACTTCCCACGCCCTATCCTGCGCCACATTCCCGACCGCTTCCAAAAATTCACTGCCGGAGGGTTTTATTGTCTTGGCTGGCGCAGGCTCTGCGGAATACAGCATTGGGGGCGCTTTCGCCTGCAGTTGCTCCCCGCCGTGCTCGTTACGGATAATGTAGAGCGCCGCCAGTTTCTCATAATTGGGCCAGCTTGATTCTTCTGTTTCCAGCCGTGCGATCCATAGTTTCAGCTCGGTTTCATCGATCATGGGGAATCCCCCTTTAATTCTCCATAAGGCTGACAGCGCGGCGCAGGGCATCCCTTACGCGCTCGTCATCAGTTTCTCGCATCATGTCGTTTAGCTGGGTGCGCAGATGCTCCGCGCCATCCGCACGGCTGTAATGTCCGCGCACATAGTGCGAGCCGCGCCGCGCGTAGGAACTGCCCCGGCCATAGGCGCCGCGCATATCCGCTTCCCAATCACCGCCGCCAGAATAGCCGTCGGATTCCATCATGTCAATTTTATCTATGTTCTTGATGGTTGCTGTCAGTTTGTGGGCAATTTCCAGGTCACCCGCACCTAATTCGCCTTTTCGGGCCAGTTCGTCGAGTTCGTCGCACAGCATATTGCGCAGATCATACATTGCTTTCTTGCTCATGTCCATTCTCCTTTCACGCGATTCTCTCAACCGTCAGGTTCGAGTTGGCGAAGTTGACGGCCTGAGTGCTGGTGTTTTCCATTGCGACCGTCAGGCAGCAGCCTTTCGGAACGCAGACCTGTGCGGAAACATAAATGTTAAAGTAGTTTTCTACCGCCGCAGGCGTGACGGTAGCCGTTGCACTGGTCAGCGGCTCTCCGTTGATGGCAAGCGCCGCCGTGATGGCCTCAACCGTGCCTCCGGTGGGAATAGCGATGTTGCCGCCAAAGGAGACCCTGAACAGAGCGCGGTTTTGATTGGTGATGCCGCGCAGCGTGACAATGCCTGCGCCCTGACGATGCACGATACAGGGCTTGCTATTGACCGCAGTTTCGGTCAGGGGAACGTTCTGGCCTGCGGCTACGCTCACAATATTCGCGTTTGTGTACTCTGCCAAAATAATCAGTCCTTTCTAAAGGGGTCGATTTCGACCCGGTTAAAATACAGCGGCGAGGCAATAGCCCCGCCGCGTTGTCGTAGTATCGGCACGGGGCCGAACATTTTGTTGACGTCAACAAAACATCGCCAACAAAAAGCTATGCTATGCAGTTGTCAGCAGCCGCAGCCCTGATTGCATCCGCAGCCGCCGTAACCGCTGCCCGCCCACGGGTTACAGGTAATGTAGGCTGGGGAAGGGCACGGGCGAAGCTGCGAGATCAGATAGTTGTTCTGCGCGGCCTGAGATGCCGCCAGCTTCAGATTCTGATTCTCGGTCTGGAGGTCAGACAGCTTGCTTTGCGTCAGGAAGTCGAGGATGGCGCGGCTGTTCTGGTTGTTCGCGTCAATGATGTCGCGCGTGGCGTTCTGCACGGTGTTGCGCGTGTCGCACGCCTGCGCCGCCATGTCATAGCGCACCTGCGCGATAGCCGCACGGTTTTCGCAGCAACAATTAGCGGCCTGCATCTGCATGGCGTTGAGCTGCTGCATCAGCGCCGCCTGCTGGTTGCTGCGGGAAAGCTCAGCCTGTGCAAAGCCGTTTGCCATCGCCATGTTGGTGCCGTTGACAAGCTGCGCCTGCTGATAAAACCCGTCGCAAAGGCCCTGATTTACACTGTCGATCTTGCGCTCGACATTGGCAAAATCAGAGGTCAGCACATAGCCGTCTACGACGCCGCCGCCGTTGCCGTTACCGCCCCAGCCGTTGTTCCCCCAGCCGCAGAAAACAAACAGGAACAGAATAATGATCCACCACGCGCCATCGCCGCCGAAGCCGCCAAAGCCGCTGTTCATCATGCCGGTTGGCGCAACGGGCATAGTGGCCTGAACGCCGCCGTCAGAAAGAGACATAGTATCACTCCTTTGAAAAATTTTTATTCATCAAATCGTGGCCACGATAAGATTCCTGTAAATAAGCAAACTCTTTGCTAATTTGTTTGCTTACTGCATCAGACTTTGAAACTGCTTTGCCATCTGCTGAAGCTGGTTCAGCTGCGCCTGCGAGAGTTTGCCGCTTTGCAAAAGCTTTTCGACCTCCTCTTTTGGGTCTCCCTGAAAATTTGCCTTGAACTGCTGGAACTGCTGCAACATCTGCATAAAGCCGTTGCCGCCGCCGAGCGCACCGAAAAAGGGATTATTCATCGTCATCGTCCTCCTTGCGCTTCTTCTTGCCCTTCAATTCGCCCACAAGCGCCGCCAGCGCGTCAAACTCTTTACGGGTGACAAATTCCACGCCCTTTTCCTGCGGCGCTGTACGGTGCGTTTCTGCGCGCTCTACAAGGTCGTAAATCTTGAGCGTCGGTTTCCCGCTTGCGTCTGCCTGCTTGAGGTATACCGTCGGCGCGGAACTGTCCCACAGCGCAACGGCAGAGTTTGGCGCAATGAGATAGCCCCTCGCCTCCTGCTCGCCGCTTACCCACTGCACGCCGCCCTGCGCGATGGGGTTCTGCTGCACTGGCTGCGACATAGGCTGCTGCATGGGCTGCATCTGTGGCTGCTGCATCTGCCGCATCTGCATGAGGTTGTCTGGCATCGGCTGCGGATAATAGGGGTTGAAATAGGGATATGCCATGTTCATTCCTCCGTTTCTTTGTCCCAGAAATAAAGCGGGATTTCGTTCTCGCTGTTCCAGCTGTCATAGATAATCCCGTCCTGAACGCACACTACATGCCCAGAGAGGGCAAGAATATAAGTCCCGTACGGGTGCTCCTCCGCAAACCGCGCCACCGTGTAGCAATCGGGGCATGTGTCCGGGATAATATGCCGCCGATATCCGATACTGCGCAAGTAGGCCCCCCAACAGGCGTTAGCGTTTGGTAAATCTCCGTCCAAGTAGCCCCGCATGCACAGCCGGAGGTACACTTCGCCCCAATCCTTTCCCGTGGCCTTACAGATCGCACGGACAGTGCAATCGGATACGTTTTTCCCGCATGGATTTGGATTAAAATATTTATACATGATTGCAACCCCTATATAGGCTTTCAGCAATTTCCACATACGCTAAAAGCCCCCGGGGATCGTCTGCGTACAGAACGCAAATATCCTGCGCCATTTGCTCCGTGTAACCGCAGGCTATAAGCCGTTCGTACATTTTGCCACCTTCTTTCTGCTTTTATGGTACAAAAAAACAGGCACCCAAAAGTGCCTGAAAAGTGTCAAAAAAAGAAAAAATCCCCCCGCCGGTTAAGGCAGGGGGATAAATAGTTCCTGTGCAATTTTATGATACGCTCTGCATCTGTGCCGCTTTACGGTTTCAACGGACATATTCCGCTCCATAGATACCTGTACGCAGCTTTTCCGGCGCACATCGCATTCTATGACTACCATCGCTTCATTGTCGGGTAGAAAAAAAGATTCGACAAATTCAACGGCTCGTTTCGGCGGCAGATTTGACAAAAAATCCCTTACGGCCTTGTGGTTGCTGTTCATACGCAAAACAAATAGCCGTGGAGGTGCGGATGTTTAGCACGGGCGTGAGGCCGGCGTAGCGGTGTCCTCTGCGCCCTCCAGTGGATTTATTTCACCCCTCCCGGATAAACCCATCAAACCCGGCGTCCTTCAGTCGCTGGAGCATCCTCTCGGCGTTTTCCCGTACGGCGAAGGCGCCCACCTGCACACGGTAGAGCTTATCGGTGGCGGGCTTCTCCGGCTCGGTGGCGGGCTCGACCGGCTCGGCGGGGATGGGCTCTGTCGGCTGCTCCGGCTCTTCCTTGCTGTTCATCAGCTCATTCACGCAATCCTGTACGGCGTCGTAGTCATAGCCTGCTGCCTCCAGACGCTGGCGGCGGTCGGAGCCATTGCCCCACTCGCCACGGATCACCTCCCGGGCAACCTCGTCCACGGACTTGGCGGGCTGGGCAGATAGTCGGCTGTTGACCTCTGCGGCAATGCGTCCCATGCGCTCGTGCAGATAGGGCCCGGGGCAGGCCGTAGCCACAAACATTCGGTGCTCGGTCAGGTTGCCGTCTGCACCCCCGGTGTAGTTAAGGGCCTTGATTCCGTTGCGCTGGCAGATGTCCACGCACAGGTCAATCAGCTTGCTATAAGCTGCATTGGACACGGGCCAGTCGCCGCCGGTGGCGCAGTTGGCAACCTCGATATTCACGGCGCGGTTGTCGTTGCTGGGGGACGCAGAGGCCCATGCACGATCTCCCTCGTCCACATAGAGGCCTACCCGGCCATCGGAGCCGATGCCATAGTTGGCGCTGGCTTCGCGGTTGGGGTTGGCAAAAAGATTACCGCAGGTCTCCACAGACAGATCACCGGCCATGTGGTGGATGGTGATCTTGTCAATGGCGTGGTTCCGGGGATGGTCGCAGTTGGGGGAGAACTTGGTGTAGGATACCAGGCTGGAATTACTCATTGCCATTGCCCCCTTTGCTGTAGGTGGCCGTGGAGATGCACAGCACCGCGCCCAGGAAGGTGTCCACGGCGGTGATGGTGGTGACCACCTCCTCGGAGTAGGGCCAGGCCCACACGGTGGACAGGGCCGCGTACAGAGTCGCCAGGGCGGGCAGGACGATGATGACCAGCCACTTCAGGATGTCGTACAGCTTGTTCGAGATTTTCATTTTTTTGCTCCTTTCCGTGCCCGAGTCGGGCACACACAAAATTATTGATGGGACTGTTCCAAATCCGCGATCCGGTGGTTAATAACTTTGATCTGTTCCTCCATCACCGGCACGCGCCGGGCGAAGTTGTTATGCTCCCGAACCTCCCGGGTCAGCTCTTCCAGTTTTGTGTCGGTAACGGCCTGCTGCATGTCCAGCTTGGCTTGCACATCCCGGGTGGTCTTGTTGCTGGTGATGATCACCCCCAGCAGCGACAGACCACCGGTGATGATGGCCACGATGATGGTCTCCGTCATGTTACTGTTCCCTTTCCAATCCTACGATGTAAATTTCATATTCCTCGCCGCCCGGGACGCAGGTGCAGAGGTACAGGTCTGCGTCCGGGAGCTGTCCGTCCTTGGCCCGGATGCCCCGGTCGCTGTAGCCGGTGGTGATGGCTGCGCAGCGGTAGTACACGGCGCCGAAGATCACCTGGTCCCCGGGGCTGATATTCCACAGGCCCCGAAACTCCTGTCCGGCGTGATCCAGGATATACTTGCCGTAGTAGGCGGCGGTATCCGGCTTATCAATGACCTCCTGGAGCCTGTCCGAGGATGCCGCGAACACCCGCTCACACTGCACGGCTATGCCGCAGGAGGGGACGGACAGCGGCACCGTCCGGGCCAGGTCCTTGGCCAGATAGGCCCCCAGGCCCACCACCGCCGCCGCGGTCAATCCGATCAAAAATCTTTTCATGGCAATGTGACCCCGTTTTTACGCCGCCACGATGTGGCTGGCGAAGTCTGACCAGTTGGCCGCCGCGATCCACTCGTCGTACAGGGCCGCCGGCACCTTGATCTGGTAATCGGCGCTGCTGTTTCCGAAGCAGCTGGTCCCCAGCGTGGGAACAGCCGTAGCAAGAGAAAAATCCAGCAGCTCCAGATTCGGCATATCCCGGAACGAATAGTCTGCCAGGCTCACAATTCCAGCCGGGAAATACACCGTCTTGCAGGCATTTATGGAACGGAATACCTTCAGTGCCAAATTTTCCACTGTATCCTCCCGCATATCGTATACATTGAAGGGCTGTGTTGCACTGGAGTCAAACAGGACAGAGTTTAAAAACTTTGCTGCATTGCGCCCGGACAGGATAGCCTGTCCATTCTGTACGGAGGCAGTGACCCCCTGGTAGATATAGCTATACAAAACGTAGGAATACGATGCTGAGCCGTGGGTCTCGCCGTTGGAATAGGTCAATTTCAAGGTCGCACTGTATCTTGTGGTGGTATCGTCCACATCCGATGGCGAAAAGGAAAGCCTGGACGCGCTCTGAATATTGGCTGTTGAACTGCTTTGCTTGAAGTAGTAGAAGCCGCCATAAGGCTTCACGCTCAATACAGTCGTTCCCTTTGGAACGTCAAAATACAGCGGTATATTCATGGGCGACCCCGTTAAGGTTATTACACCCCACGTATTTGGCAGGGTGCTTGCCAGCGACTTCATGTTCACAAGGGGCGTGTCGCCCAGGGGCTGCCCGCCGCCTGCGGAGAACTCCGCATAGCCGCCGCCCGCCTGGGGGACCTTGATGGTCGAAATACCCGTATATGTCTGCTCCTGGGCAACGCCGTCTTTCAATATGATATCTGCCATTCAGTTCACCCTCCTATCGCAAGATTTGTAACATGCAAAAAGTCGTGGCAGGTCACAGATACATCTGAGCCAAGTGCCGTTTGGATATAAGATGTCACTTGCTGTGAAGCAGAATTTATTATGTCCGTGGTAAAGTTTATAGCCAATGCCACATCACCCGTGGATATTGGGACAGATATCGATCCCGCTGCCGATCGGAAAGTAACACTTGTTACATCGTTTCCTCCCACACCTGCAAAAAAAGTTGATGCTTCGTCCAGGTGATAAACAACAGGGATACCAGTAGCAAGACCTTGGACGTCAACCCTCAGCACGACCTCTTCAAAATAGGTGTTTATAGCATTTGCAACATCATCCCACGAAGAACCTTGTTTACATGCTCCCACAAGAAGGGCTCCCAGGCTCATAACCGATGTTGTCTCGGTCGTACTGAGCTGTGTTTGGATCGATTTCGTACCTTGAACGCTGGTAGTGACTGTTACCTGGGTCATGGCTTCCCCGTCATCCGGTGTAATTACCTCCGTGCCATTTTGGGTTATTGAGTAGGTTTTGTTTGTCTGCAATACAGGAGAGGGCACTTGCACCTCTACATTCACGCCAACCATAGAGCTGCACCCATTTTCGGGGACAAATGAATATGTGCCGTTGTCGTAGATGAATTGCGTTTCAACCGTCTCCTGCACTTCCCCCTCTGTGAACACCACCGTTTCACCTTCCACCGCACCGGGAACTTGGATCTTATCCACGCCGGTCAAAGTCTGCGGCTGATCATTGTCGTTATATAAGATGATATTTGCCAATTAAGACACCTCCAAAACATCGTCGTTTTTTACGGCAGAATACACCTGCTGCACCGTTAGCACAGTACCGTCCTGCACCGGATCGATCCACACGATCCGAGGGTCAATGCTCACGATCGTGCCGTCCTGTGTGTACCGCTTGGGGCGGTATACGGTCACGGTGCTGCCGTTTTGGGCAAAACGGGGATGTGTTGCTCTCCAAACAACCACGCCGCCAACGGAAAGCGAAGCCACAGTATGCCCATCGATCTGCAATGCCTTTACATTGTCAAGATTCATCGCTCGTCACCTCATAGCCGTAGAGCGTGTATGTTTTGGTGCTGCCGTCCTCCAAAGTGGCGGTCATGGTGACGGCCTGGCTCGGCTGCACCGCGGAATCTGCCTTTCCAAGCGATGCCTGCACCGCGCTTGCCAGGTCTGTTTTCGGGATGCCGCCTGCGGGCTTGCTGTAAGTCCCGGAATTTTTAGTGAAGCCCCAACCGCTGACCGTTTTCTCTGTAGGGATCACACCATCGGCCAAGTCGAGGGTACCGTCCGCCGCAACGCTGAGATCCGAGCCGGGCTTCACCTTCCCAGGGATCTCGGCGGTGGCGATGGGTGTGTTGTCTTCCTTTGCTTGCCGAATCAACTCATCCTGTATATCATTTAGATTTTTTGCCGGGATGACGGTTTCGCCGTCTACATAGATCAATTTTTCAAATGCCATAGCCACTCCTTACTTCCACCTTGCACTTACATGGTAATAGTAAGCCCGGTAGCCTGTTCCAATAGTGCCGTCTGGATTTCTGTCATATACGGACACGCTGCCGTCCTCATATAAGCCGCCGCAAGTAATGATATTAGGGCGCGCCGCCCGGTTAGCATCCGTTCCGTACCAGTTCGTCACTGTCACGGTAGAATTTTCCGAGTCAACAATGGCAAACGGCGCCGCCGGGCTTCTGTGATAGCCGTCTGTTAGCGTAAAGCCTTGTTCCCTACCCCAATATTCACACAAGCCGCTGGCCCACTTACGATATGTCCAAATACTGGCAAGGCCCTGTTCCACAACAAAGTCATCAACTACGCTGCCATCAATGCTCAAAGAGTTTACATTGACATTTGAAAATCCAGCACCGAACACCATATATTCCTTCGTGGTGTTGGTAATGTGATCTTCGATCAACCGGGAGACCTTTAACAAATCCTCCCCGCTGGTGGGATCGATCTTTAGCGCCCATTTTGATGTGAAATTGATCTCTCTCTTTCCTGCAAGCGCAGCGCCGATTATCACAACATCGCCAGCGTCACATCTGCCGTTGCAGTTTAGGTCAAGTTTTTCATAATCTGCAAAGGACGGAGTAATGTTGCCAAAAATAATTTGCCTGATTCGCTCAATATCGTCTTGGGAATAGTCAGATGTTGTGTAGGTATTCCCAGCGGCCAGGGTTTCCATTTTGGTATTGAACAGATTCATTTCGCCGGTGGCAAGATTCCATGTGCTCTTGCCGTCTGCGGACTGAATTTTGACGGTGGTAAGCGTACCCGCGGTGATAGAATCCGCTACGACTTGCCCATCCATCGTGAGGGCGATGTTGGAAATGGTCTTTCCGCCGTCTTTGGAAAAACCCAGGCCGCCAATAGACATGATCCACATACGGGTAATGTCTTCCACAGTGGGCGTGTCGCGCAGCGTCCAGCCGGTGGGATAGCCGTCCTTGTTCAGGGTAATGCTGTAGTTTCCGCCGTCTGCACCGATGATCTTATCCGTGGCGTCCTGATAGCCTTTTTTGATGCTATCGTACATCCGCTGGAACTTTTGCTCCGTGGGAGACTGTACTGCCGTATCAGTATTATCGGGGCTGTAGCAGGAGGAGTCCGCCGACATACCACCCTTTACGGTCAAACGCTGCTCCATGATGTAGGCCGTCAGCTCCGTGGTGCCGTCCAGGCCGATAACGGTAACAGCGTCCCCGGCTTCCAGAGCGGGGTTGCCGCGCCAGTTGATCTTGCAGGGCATCATAGACTTGCCAGAGATTTTGGCAAACACATCTGCGGCAACATCTTCCGTCATGTAGGGGTTGGTTGCCACAATGCCCACACCGGTGCCCACGCTGATGGGGTTTTCTTTCGTGCCGGTGAGCAAGCTGTTAATGGTAAAGGCGTTTTCGCTGGTTAGCGTCAGTCCGTCCATGTGCTGGGTGTCGCGGCCAATAGTCAGGCCGGTGTCCGTATACCAGCAGAACACCAAATTCCCCGTGGCATCAAATTTTGCGTTACATCCAATAAGCCCGGCCAACCATCCCAACTGCTGCCGGATAGAACCAGTATACGGTGCCGCAATTTGAATGTCCGGCAAAACTACCTCCGGGGCGGCAATGTTGCCCTGCGCGCAAACATCGGCCAACATATCCGCCGGGGTCGCTGGGAAATCAATGGTAGGCACATAGTCCTCTGTAAGGCTTGCCATGCGGTCGTAGCCGGTAACAGTCAGCCGCAATTTGCCTTTTTGCTCCACGCCGTCAGCGGGGATGTAATACTTACCTTTAGGCACAAAGCTAATCGGAGAAACGGTGTTTACGATTGCCATGCCCACCCGGGCAATACCCACCACCGACACGCTTTCCTCCACATTGATACCAACATAGGGAATAAAGGTGCCGTTTTTCAGGTTTAATGCCGGGGACTGTTTGTAAATAGTAACTTTACACTGGCTGGAAAACGCCGCACCGATAGTCACGCCGTCTGAACTGCCGAATTGCTCCGTTACATTGATCTCCTGCACCTCGGCGGCGCCCAGCTCTGTGACTCCGTTAAAAAGGATTTTTGTGGATATGCCACGCCCGGGTGCAGCGCAGGCATTGTTAAATGCTTTTGTTACAGGGTACATATACAACTACCTCTCAATAAAATTCATGGACACGCTGCCCCACAGCCATTCGCCGCTTGCGTTGGGACGCATGATGGGGGCCGACCTATCGCCCACATAGCAGGTCATGGTGCGGTTGGCCCCGGCAAGCGCATCTGGGTATGTAAGCTCAAAAAATGGGTCGCTGACCGCCGTTAGCAGCGCCGCCATGTCCCGCCCGTTGAGCGGGAGCCAGGAACATTCCACTTTCCGCTTCACGGCCACGCGGTCCCGAAAAAGATCGCCGTTTTGGTTTCGGGTGCTACTGTCGCCGTCCAGGTCCGAAAGATTCCATTTAATTTCTGCAGGAGTAGGCAGTTCCACAGTCGTCCCGTTGTTTCGTTTGATCGTTAGTACAGCTGTCATATCGGATCCTCATACCTTTAGCGGGCTTGCACCGGTGGCCCGCACCACGGCATTGTTTTCCCGCACAAATGCGTCAAAAAGCTTCTTGCCATCTACACTGTCCAGGACGATAGTCACATGGGTGCCGCCTGCGGCGTTTCCGATTTCCTCGCGCACAATTTGCCGGATTAAATCGGCGGGAGCCTCGATGTTCGTGCCGTGCTTCTGGTCGCCCAAAACGGCCAAAAATTCCCGGTTGGCTGGGATCACGGCGCCCTTGGCCAGACGAGGGATGTGTACATTACCCCAATTAACCCGACCAATGTTCACGCCAGGAATCTTGTTCAAGATACGCGTGATGCCATTCACCATATCGCTTACGCCGCCTAGTACCCAGTTGATGCCCCGTTCAACACCCGAAATCAATCCGTTCATAATGGCTTTGCCAAGGTTTGCCCACCACGCCGATGTAAAAACAGGGGCAATATAGGCGTTCCAGAAGTTCTTAATGCTCTGCCATATTTCTTTCACTTTATCCACAAGAAAATTCCAATTTGGAGCGATTGCGGAAAAAGCAAACATGCCCAGGCCTGCAATAATCATTCCTATGCCCACCGCATGCATTCCGGGCACAAACGCCAGCAGCAAGCCAAAAACGGCGATATAGGGCGCAATATCTGAAAATATTTTTACAAGGGCACTCGTTAAATTCTCACTAAGAAGCCCCCAGTTTGCTGCGACTTCTCCCACCGCAAACAGGGCTATTCCCGCAAGAATCAGACCGATTCCCAACGCCTGCTGCCCAGGAACAAAAAGCAGCACGGCGCCAAACAGGGCAATATACGGGGCAATGTCGATCAGCATATTCGCAAGAGCGCCCACAAGGTTTGTACTAAGCAGCTCCCAATTTGCCGCCGCCTCGCCAACACCAAACATTGCAATACCGGCAATCAACAAACCCAAGCCGAATGGAATGTTGCCAGTCATGAGCAAAACAACGCCCAGCATTGCGATCATAGGGCCGATTGCAATTAAAATGTTTGCCAGGCCGGTTTCAACAAGGGCTTTTGCCGCTTCTCCCCCATCGGATGCATAAACACCATAAATCGTAAGCGCTCCCGCAACCATCATCGCAATGCCTACCCCAACATGGCCGGAAAAAGCAAGAATGGCTCCAATTGCAAGCAGCGCAACGCCTGTCATTAGGGCCATTACGGCATTTACGCCGCTCCCAATATCGCTATCAAAGTTAACTGCATTCCCGCCGCTTTCGATCCCGCCTCCTGCTTCGTCGCCGCTTATTGTGTTAAGCTCGTCAAACGGCGCCAAATACTTGCTTGCTTTTTTGGCCGCGCTCCCTACACCCTCGATAGCTTTTTGTTGATCGTTTAGGCTTTTTGCCGCCTTTTTCGAGGCGCTATAAGTTGAGCCAAAAAGCAAGGACAACAGACGAGACGCACCGTTCAGTGTATATGTGATGATTTTTGTCAGGGCCGTAAAGGCGGGGATCGCTATATTGACAATCGGTTGCGCCAGGGTGCGTAGCTCGCCTTTTAGTCGAGCAACCGCATTCATAGCATCATCATTCGTCTGTATGGCAGACCACATATATTGCTTAATTCTCCGCAGCGCGGCGGTAATAATTGTGAATATAAATACCCGCTTAGCAAGACCCTTAATGCGCCCGACAAGTTTGTTAAAACTTTTTTCTGCTTTTTCAGCTGCAGGAGATAACGCCTTTGTTGCCGGGGCAAGCGCCTGGGCGGATTTTTGCGCCCCTGCAACTTGTTTTTGTAAATCTGCGGCTTTTTCTTTTGCCGCATTTAATCTGCGTTCGGTTTCTCTGATTTTTTCGTTTGCTTTATCTAATTTATCTGCAGCAGCGTCAAATTCTTTTTGTAAAGCAGATACATTTTTTTCTTGTCCGAGAATAGAATCGGATGTAAAAAACTCTTGTCCGCTTTTCATGTATTCCAATTTTGCTTTTGCTGCATCTAACTGTGCGCCGAGTTGCGCAGATTGGTTTACAAGCTCCGTTTTGCCCGTGTTTTGTTCTTTTAGCTTTTCAGATATTCTTTCTATTTTCTGAGTAATGGAATTGAGTTCTTTTTGCGCCTGCTTGTCGTCAACGTTTACTTCCACTACGACAGACCCATCCGCCATTGAATCACCTCATTTCGCTTGACTTTTTGCATTTTTTAGTCATAATAAATATATAATTGTTTATAGGAGGAGAAAATATGGATGCTGTTATCGGAGTATTGAGTGTTATAGGCTTTATTGTTTCTCTTGCTTTGATTGTTGTATTTGCAATCAAAAAAAAGAAAGTTCTTCCGCCATTAATTTCGCTTGTGTGCTGTTTTACGATATTTGTGGTTTGCGTCGCATTGCCGGATAGTTCTTCGCCTTCGCCTGCGCCGAATACAGATAACAAGCAGAGCGAACAGACCGATGAGGAAAAGGCCAAAGAAATGCTAACAAAGGCCAGCAATTCCTTTGAAAAAGGCGATTACATTGATGGCATTTCTACTTGCAAAAGTATTCAGGAATCTTATCCTGATACCAATGTTGCTGCCGGTGTGCAAGATTTTCTTGCGGACAAATTTGCCCAATACCAAAATTTTTCGGCAGAAGACCTAATGAACGAGTATATTAATAATGTCGTAAACGCAGATAAAAACATCACGGGAAATCCTGTAATTGTTTCAGGCGTTATTAGCAAAATAGATAAAACGGATTCAACCCTTGCGGTTTTACTGAGTTGCGATCAGGTCTTTTATGCAATACAGCTTAATTTTAGGGGCTCTGATGAATCCGCTGTTGCCGCATTAAACCCGGGAGATGTGATCAAGGTCATCGGCAAATGTGACGGATTAAGCGGAAAGATTCTGCTTGTATTTGATAATAAAACAAATGTAATTTTATCAAACTGCTACATAATTGATTGATTTGCAGCCGCCCCCCCAAAAGGGGCGGCTTTTATCATGTCCACTTGATGATAATGTCCTCGTCCCGCTTGGTATATTGCCGCTTGAAATCCACAAGATGCTTATTCTGCTTGTAAAATTCCTGATCGGATTTATCCAGCTTTTGATTTTTGGATTTCTTTTTGCGGATGCTTACCACTTGGGCAAATGTGCAATCACCTATTTCTTGGTATGCGGCTATAAATGTCCACCAGTGCAGATATTCAAGGGAGCGGATTTCCGTGCCAAGCACGCGATTTATGGGGCTTGCAATCATCGGGAAATCCTGCTGCCAATCCATGAGCTTAGGTCGCTTTTCATCCCGGCATTCTTCCTCGCCGCAATTTATAAAGGATATGCATTGACGCACCGCGTTCTCGTATTCCGTGTATGGGATATCCTCGTAATCCGGGTAAAACATTTCCATCACTGCCTCTGCCTTATCGGCGCTGTCCAGCTCCGGATCAGAAAGCATTTCCAAAATGTCCAAAATGTCCCGGTAATCAGACCGAATGGCGTATTCCTTCCCGCCCAGCTCCACGGATTTTGGCAGGCTGTATCTCATTTGTGGTACTTCTTGGTGTACTTGCTAATGCGCGGGTTGGTAAGCTTCTGCTCCCGGGCATACGCAGTATCCATTTCGTCCACCAGCGCAAAAAGCAAATTTGCCCAAATGGGGAATCCGTTGGCCAGCGCGTAAAGATTCAGCTCACCAAAAAGCGGGGTGCAGATATCAAACCCGAATACTTCTCCGTTGATGATCTCCCGCATTTCCCGGTCCATCTTTTGGCCAATGTCAAAAATTTCCTTTTTATCGGCGTTTTTTTGCACTTCGTCCTTATAACCCTCGTTCATTTTGTCGAGTTTTTCAAACGCGGAAAAAAGCCGACGAGAAAGGCCCATATCCAGCGGATTAAACGCAAATTCACATTCTTTCCCGTCGGTAGTCACAAAAGTTTTAGTGACTACGCCGGTATCAATTTTGATGATATTTTCGCTCATGGTGTCCTCCGATTTATTTGTATATTGCGTGATAATGGGGCGGGAAACCCCGCCCCTATTTTTTACTGTGCGGCAGCAAACTCGATCTTGCCGGCAGCGCCCTTCGCCACGGTCCCCAAAGTGCGGGTCCCGCCATAGGTAATCTCACTGGCGATGTTTAGTGTACCGCCGCCCTCGCCGCCGATGGAAGTAACGGCAATGGCGCAGGAATCATAACGCTCGGCAAACTTTGCATCGCCGCTGGTGGCGTAGAAGTGGCCGATCATCATGTCCTGGTTGGCCAGCGCCTGCGCATCGTGGTCTTTTACGGCCAAATTCCACATCTTCACGGCTGCTGCATCACCAGCATCCAAGGGGATGGGGTCAAAGGTCTGTGTAATAACGGGCTTTTTCATGGTTGTGAAGGTGTTGCCAAGCACATCCTGTTTGCTTTCCTGGCTCCAGTCCATTTCCTCGCTGCTGTCCTCGACGCGCTTACCGATAGCGCTCCAAACAGGGCTTTCCTTGGTCCCCGTGTTGAGGTATGCGATCAGCAGTTCCCGGTCAATGGTCTGGCCTTCCGGTGTGATAAAAGTCAAATCTGCCATTATGTATTCACCTCGTAATTCATTTTCATTAAGATTTGATGATCTTCGTCGCCGTTTTCATACACAGCGAACAAAGAAGACCGCGTAGTAGGCTCCAGGCTTACAACGCGTTTTCCGGTACCAATGTCGGGGCGCTTGCCGGTCGCCCAATCTCCGATAGCGTTTAACAGTTCGTCAGCCTTGAGCCGTTTGTCGTTGCTGTTCCCCGGCTTCACTCGGTAGATTATCTTGAACTGATACTCCGCCACATAACCGCCGGTGATATACCTCCGCACGATGTACGCCGCCTGAATGGTGGACATCGCCATAGCGGAAGTATCTGCAGGAAGAAACTCAAAGCGTATAATGTCGACTGGCAACTCCGCGTATGTGTTCAGCCACACAAGTAGCTTGCGCGATACCTGATCTTCTTCCGCCGCCGACACGGCCTTTTTAATCTTTTCCAAATTTCTTCACCGCCTTATTTGCCACCCGCACCCACTTCTCCATGTTCTGCGCTTTGGAAGCCTCAAACCAATGGCTCTGTGCTTGCGGGTGCATCGCCTTGGAAAATACAAGGTCTCGGTTTGTCAAAACCTTCGTCCCGCCCTTTGGCGCAAAGGTGCTGCCGGTTTGCGGATCAACCATGACTTTGCCGTAGTACAAAAACCGCGCATAAGGCCCGGGGTAAATAATTTTGTTGCCGTCTAACCTCGTGCGTATTGTTAAAGATCCTGTAAGTGCAGGGACAAACGGCGCGGTGTCTTTTATGACCTGCTGCCCCACAATGCTTTCAGCGCGGGTGCAGCTCTCAGCCAGTTTGTCCTTGATGGCCTCCATGCCGCCAAAATGCATCGCAAAGGTAACGCCCACTCATTTTCCACCCACTTCCCAATGCTGCATATCTGCGCTGCCAAAGTCTTTTGCGTCAACCTTAGTCACATTCCAGCAATTATCGTGCGCCAATGCCACGCCCTCGTTGTCCGTTACAAATTCGCCTTTGACGAAAAATGTATCGCCACCGTTTCCGGTGGTGGATAGCGTCCATAGGCCCGTCCTGTCGCTTGAGGCAAAAAATGCTTGCGGATCTGTATATGTCTTGGGCTTTCCGCTAAATCCATCCACAGCTTTTACCGTAAATGGGATATACAGGTTTACTGCGTCGGCGCCTTCAAGCCCGCTTTTGCGCACGTTAACTCCCTTTGCCGCCTCGCAGAACACGCCATCAAGCACGGTTACATATAGGTTTGTGACATCTTTTAGCGTGGCAGGGTCCGGTTCACGCACGACGTTGTAAACCGTTACAGTGTGGGGAGTGTACATCTGCAACCACCTCCGCGATACAGCAGCCCTGTATGGGCAAGGTATTCCATGCACGTTTCCGCCAGCAATTTTCTTGCGCCGTCCGTGGCACTCAATGCAGCAGCGGCGCTTTCTCCGCCGCTGGCCAGTGTGCGAGAATACCCGCCTACCGTTTCACTTTTCACGTCACCGCCGGTAAGCGCCGCCGTCAGCCCGGTTGCGGCAAGTTGCTGCGCGGTCTCGATCAACTGATACTTGTCCACCAATGCGCAGCAACACATCTTTACAGCGTCCATATCAGCGTTGTCTTTTGCCCGGTTTTGGGTGTAGTAATCGAGGAAGGAGCTGGCCCGAACAGCCAGACGCGGAAAATCTTCCTCGCTCACAGAACCCATATAGATCCCGGCGTAGTATGTATAATCAGCGTATGTCATACGGGTCAGCTCCCTTCCAATACTGCGATTATGTCAGCCTTGCGCATTGAACTGCTGACCCCGTCCACCCCGTTTCCCCTGACATAATCAAGCAGTTGGGCTTTTGTCATATTGGAGAAAGAAGAAGTTTCAGGGTCAGGCTCACTCAGCAGTTCGCTTAGCCCCCCACTGCCGGAGTGATGGAGCCGACAACCACGCCGTCAATGCGCTCGGCAAACAGCACCATGCCGTTGATAACGGTATCGGATGCGGTCATGTTGGTGTAATCGGGTTCCTCATGGATACCGATATAACCGGTGGCGTCGGTGGTGAAGTTGAACACCTCGCCCAGATCTGCGCCGTTCACAGGGATGTAGTACAGGACGATGTTGTCCTTGGCGGTGGCGTAAATCTTGCCCTTGGGGACGCTGGAGTTCAGAATCACAGTGCCCAGGCCGAGAAAGTTCTCGACATAGGTCATGCCGAAAGCGGTCTGCAGGGTGATGTTGGCAGTTGCGAGATAGTCCGCAACGTCCAGCGGGTTCATGAAATACACTGCGCCGATCTCGTCATCCTCGAACAGCACCTGCAGCTGGCCCCATGCCTGAGCCAAGGTCGCCTGGAAGGTAGCACCGCTGGCCGTGCCAGTACCGGTTGCGAGGAAGCCGAAGAAATCCTTGCGGATACCTTTCTGCACGTCCTTCAGCATTTCATCGGTGGTCATTTCGACGGCCTGATCGTAGCCGCGATCAGTGATTGCCTCGGCAGAAGTGGCCTTACGCCACTTCTTCAAGGTGATCTCCTTGTAGTTCACAGCCTCGGTCTTGTACTTGCTCAGAGGGATGGTCTCGCCCTCGGCCACAGCACCGTCTTCCAGAGTGCCGGTAGCCTTGTAGCTCTTGAGCACAGTGCCGGCCTGCTTGGCGATCTTGCGGGTAACGCCCAGAGCCTCCATCAACTTCTTGATGGAATAGCCGAACATTTCGGTAAACTCGATCTCGCGAACACGGGCAAGATCTTCCTTCTTAATCAGCTTAGGATCAACAGCCATTTTTATTCTTCCTTTCTAAACAAATCCATATTTGCGGCGATTGCAGCGCGCCGCTCCGTTCTGTCGGTGATTTTCATAATCTCGTCCTTTGTCATAGGCTTGCCGCCCTCGTTGAGCCGTGCGCCCATGTCCAGCCGGACAGCAGGCTTAGAAACAAGGCTCTTATAAGTGCCGTCTACGAGAGCGTCAAGGCTCTTGGTGTCCTTGATCTTCTCGCCGTCCAGCTCCAAGGCAGACATTTCCTCGCCGCATCCGCGCATGGCAAGGTCGAGATTTGCGCCGGTGATGTTTTTGCTCTCAAAGTAAGCCCGGACGGCTTTTTCCTTTGCCGCCTTGCTCTCCTTTGCCGTGATGTCGGTCTTAAAGGCTTCAAAAGCCGAGTGTTCCTTCTCGTACTTCTCCTTATAACCGCCGTCACCTGCCGCCTTGAGGTCGTCCAAATGCTTCTGAACGCCGGGCAGCTTCTCCGCATCGGCCTTGTAGCGGGTCACATCCGCCTTTAGGCCGTCCACAGTGTCGGTATGCGCTTCGATGATGGTATCTACCTGCTCATCGGTGAGACCCATACCCTTCAAAAGTTTTCGTGTAAGTGCCATGACACTATCTCCTTTTCTTTGGCCGCGTTTCTTCGCAGACGATAGTTTTTATAAAAACCGCTGTGCTTTGCGGGTTTTACTTAAAACAAAAGAGCCAACCACCGAGAATTCCTCAGCAGTTGGCTCCTATTGCCCTTTCCCGCGCCCAATTACGCGGGAGTTGAATATTTGATTGTTTTCTTGACCTCTAACACAATGTATCCGTCACCCTTGCGCCGGATCTCCGCGTCATTTCCGCGCCGGATAATAGCCTCGATGGTCTGCATCAGTTTATCATCCATTAGCCTACCCCGATTTCTTTCAAATATGCTTCATACTCATAGGGGACTCCAATGTCATAATTCTTGTAGTAATGCAGGAACTCATACGGGAAGGTGAATTTGCCGTCCCAAAACATACCTGCTTGAAGTTCTTCGCCAGTAAACATATCAAAACTGGGCAGCGATGTCAGCCCGGCATCGAGGGAGGAAATGTGGCGTAAAATCGCTTCTTTTGGGATACTATTTTTGTATTTCTTATAGTCTTCAAAATTCTCAATAGAATTCTTGTATGGCAATCCTTTAAAAAAACCGAAATCCATGTCACTTTCTCCTTCCTCTTTGATTTGGGGTAAACGGCAAAATATTTCCTTCCCCATGTGTTCCTACTTTCAGTACGCCAGCACCGGAAATAAAAAGCACATCGTCTGGGGCTTTCACTTCAACGCCAAGTGCATTTGCCAGCTCTTCTGCAAAGCAATAATCGTTTTCCATGCGTGCGCCTGTGCTGCACGATAGCAAACGAACTTTCTGGCCATTCCACCCTTTACTATGCCGAATGACTGCGGCAAGTAAGCGCGGTGACATATTGAGTTCTTTTGTGCCAAATCCGACTGCCGTCTGGCTTCCGTGCATAGCGACGTCAAAATACGTTTTAAGAGGTTTTACCCTTTTAATATTTTCATTCAGCGGGTCACCGTCCGGGAAGCAAGCAAAGCCATTTTCCAGCTTCATTGTACGTCTTTTTACAATAGAATTCAAGTTATCTCTTGCGTCTGCGCCGAAAAACTCAAGAGTGTCTCTATCGTCTTTAGCGTTAGCCGCTGCCACTTCCGCCCGCTGCGTTTTCATGGCATTTGCCGTTTTTAAGGTTGCGTCATCCGTGAAATAGGCGCGCATCCGCTCCGGTTGTTCCGGAAGGCCAGCTTTCGAGCTGAACGCCTTGTATTTAGCGTTTAACCGCCGTAGCCGTATGGTTACCGCAGTCTCGTCTTCATGCAATCCTGCGGCCTTGTAGGCAGCTTTTTCGCGCTTTAGCTTTCTAACCGTTCGCTCAATGCGGCGCTGCATCTGGGTTGCCTCGTATGCCGTGTAATCCTTGCCATCAAACGTGCATCCGTGGTCATCATCGATGTGCTCCAACTGTTCATTCGTGTAAGTGCGCTCGGACACGCCCTCAACCCACGGGAACCGCCTGTGGCGGCAGTTGGCCCCTTCCAGGCCGTCAACAGCGCCCAGGCCGCAAACATCATAAATGCTCGGGTAAATGTCCCCTACACGGACGCTGTAAACACGTCCTTGCCAATCCTTATGCGATGACCACGGTGACGGTCCCGGCTTATCTCGCGCGCCAACATGGGCCGATACTTCAAAATAGGGCGTATCCAGATATTCCGAGGATTGCTCCGTATACTTGGCGCAGATTTGTGATACGCCGGTCATTACGGCTCTTCGCACGGCAACATCGACATGATCCCGATGGCCGCTTTCGTAGTCAACCACTTTCAGACCGCTGTCCGCGAGTTCCTTTACCGCCGTTTTAATTGCCTGATTGTAGTTGATCGCGCCGCTCTGCACCTGCATCGCCGCATTGTCAAGCGCCCATTGGTAAGCTTTGGCTGGGGGCAGCATCGTGCGCCCGTTGTCCACCAAAAAGCCCATTGATTGTGTTATATTGCGCAAGTCCCGCTTTGTCTGCTGGTATATGGCCCAGGTGTCCTCGATGCTTACCAGCGTTTCCGGCTGAGTGATATGCGCAAGGTCAATGACGTTGGTGTAATACTGCTGATTGCGTTCCACAGCATCATCAAGCAGCTTGTTTAATTTCTGCTCACTGATGCCGGCGGCTTTTTGTATGGCCTTTTTAATCTCTTTAAGGTCAATGCCGTGCGCCCGCAGCGCCTTGATGTCCTGCACCGAGACCTCGTTCAGTTCATCCGCAACTTTCAAGCGGGAACAGATTTCATCCAGCAACACAAGCTCAAGCGACCGGAACAGTTCTGCCAGATCCTCTGGGAGCGCATCAAGTAGTTCCGGGGTAAATGGATACCGGCTCATTTTTCACAACCCCAAAAGTCCCAGTGTTTTCTCCAAATCCCATTACTCGACCTCCGTTTCTTCCTCGGTTACCATGTCCTGTGCCTTCGGCAGCGCTGCCTTTGCGGTCGCCTCGTCCTCGTTCATCCAGCGCATACGAAACTCCCAATCGTTCATGATTCCAGCGTTAAGAAGCTGCATGTCACGGTTAAAGTCCTGGCCCTTGTCCTCAATGATGGAATCGTCAAAGTCAATGGAGATCTGGACGTCCTCATTGAGGGATGCGCCCATGTACCGATTCCCCATGCGGAGCAAGCTCCGGCACAGCTCTGTGATTGCCTGTTCAAGCACAATTTCATGTTTTTTGATCGTTCGGAACAGCGTGCTGTTCTCGCTGATGACCTGCGTGGCAGTTGCGATGCTGCCCTGGTTGAATTTGTAATGGTTCTCACCAAAACCGCACTTGCTGGACAGGATGTTCAACATATCTTGCATGCCGGTGTTAAACTCCGCCGTCCGCAGCGACATATCGACCTGCTGCAAGATGTTGCCGTTGCCGCCTCTGTCCTCCGGAAGTACATAATAAACGGTCTCACGCTTATCAAACACTGGTCGACCGTCAATGCTCTGGGTTGCCTCCGGCTGCACCACAATGCGCTTCTTGCCCAACACAAATTCGTTCACATAGCTATCATAGGTGATGTCAACGCTCTTAAGCTGGTCGATGGCGTGGGCAAACGCAGCCACGCCAAGCGGGTTGTTTTCGTCAGAGTTTGCAATGTTCAGCCGGTCAATCACAAACTGCGGCTTGTCGCTGCCGGTATGAATCACCGGAGGAATTGTCTCAAACCCTTTCACGCTGGCCAGCGGTACTTCCTCTGCATCATACAGATGGTTCTCAATGTCATACTCGCCGTTGCGCAGCCGGTGCACCTGGATGTAAGTATATTCTGTGTCATCGACCTTACGAGTGGATGCGAACGCACACTCGCGGATAACGCCGTTATCCCACGTAAGCGGGTAGATGTTCCAGGCGCTGACGTAGTTGATGCGAATGCGGCCAGAGTCAATGATTTCTGCCGTATCTGGGTTAATTCCCATGCCTTCCATCACCGGCACATACGCAACGGTTCCTACTGCCGCTTTGCGCTCCTGCGATTCGTTAGCCTTTACCTCCCAGTTGTTATCGGCAAAAACAGTATCGATAAATTCCTGTTCCTGTTTGCCTTCAAGCGTGATGTTGACTCGCTCGTTCATTAGGAGGTTGGCCCAGTCCTCGCAGACTTTCTTTCCCATTCCCACCGAATACCGGTGGCACTCCAGCTCTTCAATCCCATTCCACACCGTATAGCTGTGGAAATCTTCAACGTTTCCCTTATACCACGCGTTCCACAGGTCGATCAGGGAATAGAATTTATTGTCGACCGTGTCAAACCCAAGATCCTTTAATGCTCTCCGAATATTCACTATTTCACCGTCCCATCATGTGCCCGGCACGTTCCAGGTCTTTGTAATAAGGCTCAATGCTGTACTCAAAAGCATCCAAGCTGTCGATGTCGGACGTGCCGTCATCCAAGCGCTCGTCCTCAAATTTATCAGGATCATAAATAGCGGTTTGCAGTGCATCGATCAGATGCGGGCAGTTGCGCGAAACCTTAAAACGCCCCTGTTTCATCAGCAGCACCACAAGCCTGATTCTATCTGTGATTTGCAGTTTCATTGCATTCTTGACCTGCGTCCCAAGGTGCATTTTTTGCGCGGTATGATCTAACCCACGAATTAGCACCGTTTCCGCGCTATCCGCTCGTGTCTGGCTGTAACCATACTTTGACGTTATCAGCTGGCAGAACGTAGCAAAACGCCGGTTTAATGCATTCGGGTCAATCTCTTCGTTTTTGATGTATTCTTCTTCCAATGCCACAACACGGAAATCTTTTGTGATCCCGGTGGCTTGAAATTTCGTTGCGGACTTTGTACCACCGAAGTCAACGCCAATTGAAATGATTGAAAAGCTGGTGCCGTTTTGCTTGGCCCACTCCAAAGGGTCTCCGATCAAATACTTTTCTGTATCGTTGGCAAAGTCCTTATAAACGATGCCCTCTGCCGCTACCCACAGGCCGCGCACATACCGGTCATAAAATATGCCGGCATACATATTCTCGTACCGTTCGAGGGTGCGCTTGCTCAGGCCGGGGTTGTCCGTCATTTCAAAGTGTAGATACAGTGCATTGCGCTCACGGCTTCGCTTGATCCACTCCTGATAGAACCAGTGATGTGGACTGCCTGGGTTACAGGAGAACCACAACCGCGCACCGTCCACAGAGCATCGTGCAAGCGCCTGCTCCACAAAAGAGCGCGGCATCAACACCACTTCGTCCAGTAGCACCCCCGCCAGCGTCCGGCCCTGGATCAGCGTATAGCTTGCCTCGTCTTTTCCACCGAACACTTCAAAGTAATTCGTCACGGCTCCGCGCCGCACTTCCATTACTTTGTCACCGCGCCGCCAGCGAATGATATAGCGCTCCTTTGCAAGGCTCATCGCTGTGAACGGAACGATGATGTTCTTGGTGCAGCTATCCACCGTGCGGCCACACACGCCGAATCGCTGACCGCTGAAATTCTCCATCGCCCAGCGGACGAACGCCCACATCATGATGGAAGTCTTGCCGGAACGCACGGCACCGTCGCAAATCAGCGAGTCATACTTGGAATAGGGGAAAGCAAGAATTTTCTTCTGCTTCGGGCTAATCATCGCTCTCCAACCCTTCTGCCATTTCACGCAGGCTCACGCTCAAAGCATCCTCCTGTGCGTTATCAGTCGGCAAACCCAGCTCAACAATATCGCGCTGCCCAAGGTACTGTTTCCCCAGCCAAATTGCCATGCTTGCGTTCTTTGCCGCAAGCTGCCACTGGCTCCGACGCAGTGAAATTTTCCCAGCTCCGCGCTTTTGCTTAAATACCTCGGAAAAACTGGCATGATAGGTGCGTTTACACCAACTATCCAATGTTTTATCGGTCACATCAAACCAGCCGCAGATTTCCTCAAGCGTGCATTGCAGACCGCAGAGGTTCTCGAACTGCTTCTGGTCTATTTCCTTTCTTGGTCTTGCCATACGCGCCCCCTTTTCTCTGCTGGCGTTTAATAAACTTCTCCATGTCCCGCTTTAGGTGCGGGCTGCTTGTTTTTTCGATGATTGCCCGCGCCTCCTCAATCGTCATTCAGAAGCACCGCCTTCTTCCCGGTGAACTTCTCCCACCGGTCAACAATGACGTCGGCATACTTCGGATCGTACTCCATGCAGAAAGCGTGTCTGCCATTCTGCTCCGCTGCCATGATCGTTGTGCCGGACCCAGCGAACAAATCAAGCACATTCTCACCCGGCTTACTGGAGCACTGCATCTGGTAATCAAACAGCTTAATCGGCTTCATTGTCGGATGCTCCGCAGACTTGACGGGCTTATCGAAATTCAACACGGTTGTCTGTCTGCGGTTCTTGAAGAAGTAGTGCTTCTTGCCTTCCGTCCATCCGTACAGGCAAGGTTCGTGCGCTTCCTCTTCAATCTCGCTCTCACCATACAAGCAAGGCTCATGTTTCCACTGGAAATCCTGTCTCCCCATCACAAGGGAGTTCTTCACCCAGATCAGGCACTGCCGGACACGCAGCATTGCATCTCTGCACGCACCTCGGAAGTTATACCCCTCGCTGTCTGCGTGCCAGATGTAGAACGGTGCACCGGGCTTCATGACCATCGCCGCATTGGAGAATGCATCCGTCAGGAAACGCCTGAAGGCCGTATCCTCCATATTGTCGTTCTTAATCTTCCCGGCGGTGCCCTGATAGTCCACATTGTACGGGGGGTCTGTGAGCAGCAAATCCATTTGTGCCCCCCCCACAAGCTTCTGTACGTCTGCCAAAGACGCGCTGTCTCCGCACATAAGGCGATGGTCTCCAAGCTGGTACACATCGCCAAGTTTGCTCTTCGGCTCTCCCGGTAAAACAGGATCGTAGTTGTCCTCTACCACTGACGTGTCGAGTTCATCACGCAGACCCCAATCAAAGTCAAAAGCAGACAAGTCAAGCCCCGGCAGCTCATCAGCCAGCAGGTCAAAGTCCCAGTCGCTCTCGTTGCTCTTGTTATCCACCAGCCGCAGGGCGTTCACTTGCTCCGGTGTCAGATCGTCCACGCAGACACAGGGCACTTCTTCCATGCCCAGCTTTTTTGCCGCCAGAGCGCGGCAGTGGCCGATTACAATCACGCCGTCGCGATCAATCACAATCGGCTGCACAAAGCCGTATTGCTTGATGCTCTCCGCAACATTGTTGATTTGGCGCTTATCATGCTTTTTTGCGTTGCCGGCATACGGCACAATATCCGCAAGCCGCCGTTTTGTGATTTCCATGCTTTCCTCCTGTTTTGCTACCAGCCCCCACCCCTTGGCTACAGTAACAGTCTTTCCCCTCCCATGCGGCCTTCTGGAAGCTCTCAAACATGGGGTACACAGTTATTTTGGCACCACACCGCGCTGCGCCTTTTCATCAGCCGCACACTGTTTTTGCGGATTAACTGTCCGCCGCTGTGGCCACCAGCTTGTGTGCACTTAACTTCTCGCGCTTCCTCGCCCGCTTGTGTGGTTGGTACGGCATTGCAGTCCTGCCCTGCTTTAGCGCTTCAGGGAAAGTCCCCGTCACTCGCTGTGGTCTCCCCTTACGGGGCACCTATGCCGCATATTGTCCGTCTGCCAGCGCATCGCCTGTTGTTTTACACAATCGGTCGGGTGCCACCACACATCAATACTGTCCTACACAGCGGCTTTGTCCTAAGACAACCGCCACCACACCACATCCGCGCCTCGGATTTCTCTCAAGCACGATGGTACCCAGACCGGCCACGGAACTTTTCAGCCCTGCGCCGGTACGTCGGTCGCATCCGTTTCTTCATTCATAGCCGGAGCCAGCCAAATAATTATTATTCGTCCTGCCGCTTTCGTACAGCGCACAGGAAAGACCACTTCCGCAGGCTTACG